TAGTCTGCAACTTCAGTGAATTGTCGTAAAATAAGCCTGTTGACCCATCTGGATCAAATATAGCCATTAGCTCACCAGTAGCATGACCTACAATGAATCTATGTGGAGTATTTAAAACTATGTCACCTGTAGTAGCACCATTAATAAAGTTATTACTACCAGTAGCCAGACCTAACATAGCTCTGGTTGATGTAGTATTACCAGTTGAATCACTATTGAATTGAATTTGAGGTGCAGTTCCACCTAAAACTCTAAATCTGTTAAAGCAGTCAGCACCGTCTGCTGTAGTCTCAAACTTTTTATTCCCATTGTGATATAGCTCTACGGAACCATTATTTATAAATCTACCTAAATACTCACTACCATTTGTTCCAGTTAATTCTATTTCAGCACCATCAGTAGATAACCTTAACAGACCTGTTCCGTTATCAATCCAAGAGTTTGAACCATCATGGTAAATTTGTAAGTCATCACCATCGCCCATTCTAATTTTATCGTTATCACCCATGAATAAATCATCTTGAAGAGTGATATCATCAGTTACAGTTAAATCTCCGTGAATATCAACACCACCATTTGTAGTCTCAAACTTTTTACTACCATTGTAAAAGAGTTGTATTTCACCGTTGTTACTAGCTTGTATAAAAGATTTAGAACCAGAGTTATTTCTTACACGAAATTCATCACCTAATATTTCAAGATTACCTGTGCTGTTTGTTATATAACTATTACTGCCATCATGAAATAGCTCTAAATCTCCATAAGTTGATGCACCAATTTGTAAACGATCATCATTAGATGAACTACTATCTCCTAGTTTTATATTGTTACCATTACTATCTAAGTTTCCGCCTAGCTGTGGTGATGTGTCAGATACTAAGTCTGTGTTGATACCTGATAAGTTAGACCCGTCACCTGTGTAAGAAGTTGCTGCTACTGTACCTGCTACTGTTACACCTGAACTTGTTGTTTCAAGCTTTTTAACGTTATTGTGATATAGCTCTACGGCTGAGTTTGCTATACACTTTATAGCATCTTCAGCATTAGTTTTTATTTCAATATTGTAGCTATTCTGGTTCTGAATTAACATTGCAGAATTACCACCGTTGATAATTTTTAAATCACCGTTAGTTGTATTTTCAATTTTTGAGTCCGTTCCATCGTGATAAATTTGTAAATCTAAACTTGACCCAAAACCAGCTTTTACATTATCTGTTAGTTTTAAACGACTACCAAATATTTGTACTCCGTCTGCTTCGGTACGAAGTTTTTCAGAATTATCATAGAAAAGTTGTACATGACCATCTTTTCT